CAAGCATCACCTTGAGTAATGGCTTGCGTATCAAATTTAACGATAAAAGTATCTGTACTTCCTCTAGCACTAGCACCTTCAAATCTTAATTGGTGAGTTGGTATGGTGATTTTAGAGTCTGAAGATACGTTGAGTTGTTTCAGGGAGCCTTGTTTAGAGATTGAGAAATGTACTGGAGCGACAACATACGGAGTAGTTGCAGCATCAGTTTGTATTCTTATAATGTCGTTTACATTTAAGTACCCTGTCCATGATAGTTTTTGAGGGAGCCTTGTAGAAGATATACTATTTGATCCAGCTATATCTAGTATAGATGCCGATGGTATTGAAGAAAATCCAGCTATAGTTAAACTTGCAGAGTTTAATGTGAAAGCTACGTTAGTTCCTGTAGAAGTGTCGGCAAGTTGAGAGTAATTTAAAGTATAAGTTCCAGCAGTAAGTGCAGTCCAACTATCTCCGAATACTGAATCAGATACATATTTTATATCTGATCCAGTATTTGATGCTAAATTTGTAAGTCTAGCTACTCCAGTATTTGTTGACCCATAACCTGTCCATCCATTTAATGCCATATAACTATCAGGAGTCTGAACTAATTGAGCTGAAGTAAGAGGGATTGTAGTAGTTGTAGAATTATTTTCACTCCATCCTTGTACGGGTATTGGCCCTGTCTCAAAAGAAAACGCTTCAGTGTTTGCAATCATTGATCCAGCATTTGCCTTTGTAAGAGATGCATTACTTGTTCCTTGCATAGAAAATGTAAAATAACTTTTAGAAGGTTCAATTAAAACATAATTAGATACTGCTGCGGAGTTTGCTCTAACTAGTATTCCAGCATATCGTATTGTAGAAAATGCAGTTGAAGTTAGACCTGCTGGTAGAGATATTTGAGCTTCAGCAGCAAGCGTAGTCCCAGAAGTCCCTTTAAATTTAACATATAAATCAGAACCTTTTCTTTTATAATAACAATCTAATCCAGACATTGTACCAAAAGAACCATTGGGAGAACTTGGAGTAAAAGAAGTCCAATCAAAATCATTGATTACAGGTATTGTAATACTAGTACTAGTTAAAGCTGTAGCTGTTAATTGTACTACAATATCATCTAAATATGATTCTGTATTAGCTTCAACTACACTTGGAATAGTATAAGACATACTTAAGCAATTAGCTGGTACGTCAAAACTAAATGACTTTCTATTCACTAAATCTGAAATTCTAATACCTGTACTAACACCTGTAGCGGCTTGAGATAGAGTAGCTGTTAATGTAGAAGTATTTAAAGCTGTAATTGTTGTACCAACTGGAATAGCACTACCTGTAATTACCATACCTACTTTAAGTGTATTAAATGCACTTGTAGTCATTCCCGTAAGAGAGGTAGAAGTATTAGCTGTAGTAGCCGTTAAAGCTTGAGAGTTTGTAGCTATTGATTGAGATGCTGCTAAAGTTGTAGCGTTAGTTTCATCTGAAATTAATATGTTTAAATTTCCTGAAGTAGCCGAAGAAACTACGTCTAAATTTAATGTTAAGTTTTTACCTCTAAACTTTTTATCAACTGCAATTACTTTTTTGAAAGATTTAATTGAAGTTGAATGTTGAAGTCTGAATGATTTTGTACCGTGAAGAACTGGAGCAGTTACTAATTCAAGTCCAGTTTGAGTGTAGTCAGTTAACGTAGAAGAGTCTGCTTGATCTGTTGATAATATATCTACTGACCCTACTCCGCTTCCTCCCCCACCTACTGCACTAAGAGCTCCATCCTTAACAGTAAAAAATTCTTTAGTATCACTGGCCCAAACTAACTCCCCGTTTTGAGCAGTAGTTGCGTATGTAGTTAAGTTAGCTTTTGTATCCTTCTTAGGGTCAAGTCTACTTGGATTTTGAATACTTTTATTTGTTAAATTTTCTACTCCTGTAGGAGTTGTGTAGTCAGTGCCTGCCACTAAAGCAGACTGTTTGGCGTTCCAAGTGGCTTTCTCTGTATCAGTAGCAAATCTATGAGTCGCATCTTGAGTAATATTTGCAGGATTGCTTGTGTCTAAGTTCGGAACATTTGAAAGTCCTACTTGAGTTTTAGTTAGCCCTGTCAACCCACTACCATTTCCAGTTGGAGCTAAATAATCTGTTCCTGCGGTAAGTGCAGACTGTTTTGCTGTCCATGCCGTTTGTTGAGCATCTGTAGTAAATCTATGAGTAGAATCTTGAGTAATATTTGAAGCTACTGTAGCATCCACATTAGGTACATTATCTAAATTAATATTAGTTTTAGCATTTGTTTTCTGAGTTCCAGTTAATCCTTGAGCTGCTGTATCTACTCTTAGTCTATTTCCTAACCCAGTTGCAACCGTAGAAGCAAAATTGGCATCGTTACCTAAGGCCGTTGCTAATTCGTTTAAAGTGTCGAGTGCAGTTGGAGCAGAAGCTATTAACGCATTTATTGCAGTTGTGATATCTGCTGGAGTTGCTTTAGAGTTTAATTGAGTTTGAATAGCACTAGTTACTCCATGAACATAACTAAGTTCAGTGTTAGTAAGAGTCCCAATTTTTAAATTTGGAATATCTACACTAGTACCATCAACTGTAATTTGATCTACAAAAGTAGTGCTTCCAATATTTTTAGTTCTAAAAATTACCTTAGACCCATTGGCCAGTGTAGTATGATTTTCTGTAGCTAGAACTTCTATATTAGCAACTTCAACTTCTGCCCCAGTGTCGTTAGTAGAGGTGAAAGATTGTTTTGCAATTGTGTCACCACTCTGAACTTGGCCAACACCAGTTACTCTTTTCTTTCTAAGAATTGTTTTTACTCCAACTGTATCGTCGCTAGCATGTTCTGCTTTTATACCAGTTCCTGTTACGTGAAGAGTTTCCTCTGGGGATTGAGTACCAATTCCCATTTTACCGTCTATCAACCGCATCCACTCAGAAAGTGTAGATGCTCCTAAAGTTACACCTTCAAATAATATTTTTGACCCATAGGCAGAACTTGTTACATCATTTTGAGATAAAGATCTTATTCTAGCTTGTAGTCTTTGAGTATCTGCATCGTCATTTCCTACGAAATCTACTTCACCTATAATATCTCCAGATTTTGTCTGGTTTCCGCTAGGTCTTTTCTTAAATAATTTTAGTACTGCTCCGACTGAATCATTACTACTTTTTGTAATTTGGAATAAACTACTAGTAGCTGATATGGATGCAGATCCAGTTCCTAAATCTATTGTAAAAAGTTGTATATCAATAGATCCAGTGTATATTTTTAATGTCCATGAAGTGGGGTCATTTGTGGTATCAACCCAGCATCCCCCTGCCTGTAAAGCAGATGGTCTAGAAGTGCCACTCATTCCTGAAACAATAGCATCTTTAAAGTTAAGTAGTATTGTCGCTAGATCTATTCCCGATTCAACATAAGGATTTAATGAAGTAAATATTGATTGGCTCATTTATATATCTCCTAATAGTAACTATATAGTATTTGTGCTTCTAGCACCCCATCCCCTAGCCGCTAAATCGAATTGACGACTAACTTGTGCGTTAGATACATCATAGAATATAATTTCTAAACTAGAAAGTGTCTTACTAGATATAACGTATCTATCTCCAGATTGCGCTGCATCTTGTGTGATTTGTATATTGGGAGAAGTACCTGGCCCTTTAAAGGGAGTTGAATAAGTTATAACTGTAGGAGTAGAAGCAGAGGATATAACATTATTATATATGTCAGTGCGTGAAGGCATGTTGGCTACTATTTTTGCATCTGATACTTTTGGAGTTGTGCTGGCCTTAAGACTGATTAAGTGTAATCGAAATTGGAACACTCTCCCAGTAAAGTCACCAATGGAGAAAGACCTCCACTCAGTATATGCACTAGAAGACCCTAGTGCCATTGTATCTACAGTACTAAGCAACCCCCAATTAGCTAGTGTGCTTATAGTGTTGGTTGCACGATATTGTGTTTCTACATCCCAATCAGTATTTCTAGAACTACTAATTGATGCCATAGTGCTTAGTGGAGTCCAACTTGACATTAAATCTGCAACTGTAAAACCAGATGCCAATATTGAAGACTGTAACCTAACTGTATAAATGTCACCTAAATCTAGTAGTGAGTCGAAGTAATAATACCCATCTGAAAAGTATTCATTAGTAGTTATCCCACCAGAAACTTTATTTTGAATTAACAGCTCATTTCCCAGTTTATATGTCTTATCGAATACTCCCGTTAATGTTGGGAAGTCATCTATCTGAGATATTAGATTTAAGTTTGTCAAACTTGGAATTGATGTTATTGCAAATGCCGCAGAATTAGATTCGTTTCCATTCCAATCAATCGCCTTAATTAAATACGTTCCAGTTCTGGCCTGGGCCTGGGCCATAATACTTGTACTACCAGTTTTTAAAAGCTGAGTTGATGACTCCCAGTACCCATTTGTAGAAGGAGAATATCTTATTGAATATTGTTTTATGTCGGTATCTAAAACTAGCGGCCAAGTAAACTGAATAACCTCACTAGTTATATTTATATAGAGGGCCAATACATCGCTCGGTGGGGTAGTTTTTGAAACTGGAGTACAGGTTACTGCTGTAACGGCTCCTAGATCTAACTTAGTTCCGTTTGCACTTACCGCTAAAACTTTAAAACTATATAGTGTACCTAATTTAGTTGAGTCCACTAGCACACGATAGTTTGCGTTCCTTGTTACACCGTATAAGTCAAAACCTGTTCCGCTATTTACGTAAACTTCATACGCTTCATACGTCCCACCAGTTGTAGGGTAATTCCAATCTAGGTCTACAAAATATTGATACCCACTTCCAGTAAAATACCAAGAGTTACTTAGTACTTCTAAACTTCTAACTGGACCAGGAGGAGTAATGCCTTCTACTAATGAATTAGTGATTTGAGGAACGTATGCTGGAAGAATCATTGAAGATTCAGCAGCGTAAACTCCATCTGCTTTTTCTACTAATAGTAATTGTGCCGTTAAATCAGAGGAAGGATTTATCGCCTTAACGATACAGTCTAAAACTATCTCTCCAACTTTACCTATTACAATTAAGTCTCCCTCACTTGGGATAGTCCCATTTACAATAAAAGTTTTAGAGTTAACTACACTTAAAGTATTAGTAACAATTCCTGAAACCGTTCTGGCAACATAGCCGTAACTAACTCCAACTTCAGTAGTAACTCCATCATCTGTAGTAATTGTACTTCCGCTTACAGATGATACTCTAGCTGGCTGCCCACCTGCCATCATCACATCTTGAGTTATTTGAACATAGTCCCCACGACTACAAACTAAATATTCAAAATCTACCGTAATAGAAATTTGCTCTTGTCTTAAAATATTTTGGGCCATCATGTAGCGGCCATATCTCCAAGCTTGCTCATAATTAGTACAAGCAAAAGAAGGTAATGGATTAAAAATTACTGCATTGGAAGAGTTAAATCCATCACTATATACAATTGCTTCTGAAGAGGCCCATGCACTATTTTGATCGATGTATGTTACTTTAACTGCATCGGGAGAGTCGGGATAATTTCTTGCAGATGCGAAATTGCTAGAGTTTCTTGGAGTGAAAACTTGAACTGGAACTGTCTTTAACCTATCAACTAATACTCCATATTTTCCATCTATGATGTTCAAACTTGCTTGAGCAGAGTTAGCCACTGAGTTTAAAATATTTTGTAGTGTGGTATTAAAATCTAAAATAAAATTTGCCTCAAATCTAGGCATTGTGTATGTAGATCCAATTGGGGCCGTAGGTACTTGGTCACAATAGTTTGCCCATTCGAGGAGGGAGGGTATATCTAATCGAGATTTCGCTACGGCCTTTTTATTTACTTCTCCAGTTAATAAATCTGCAAAAATCCAAGCTGGATTATTTGTAGGTCTTTTAACCCATGTATTTGTGGTAGTATCATAAACATCTAAAACAGATGTACATACCGCAGATAAATTCTGAATAGCTCCATTTAATTGTCCAGTTGCTTTTATCTTTAACTCTAAAAATAAGTGTCTTTTTTTAGTTATAATAGGTACTGTATCAAATCGTGTAACCACTTCATAAAGTGTAAGTAGATCTACTATTTGAAAAGTTGCCGAAGAGGTTGAAGACGCTCTAGTAATCTTTACTTTATATTCTCCAACTTCTTTTGGAGCAAATTTAAAAGTTGCATACACTGGAGCATTATTACTTCCAGTAATGTTAGAATCCCCACCTGGAGCTATCTGTCTCTGAGTAAGTGGATAGTTAACAGTTATTAGTCCAGAAGGAACATGTACAGTTATTATAATGTAATAAGTTTTTGTTAGCGGCCTATCCAAAACAATTACTACAGTGCCGAAAGCTGGGGAAGAGGTATTATTATAGTCGGAATGGTTGTGGAAAGATGCTATTCTTCCTATGAATTCCCCACCCAAAAATACGTAATTTCCTACGATAGGTTTTTTAGCAGTAGGTGGGTTTGAAGGATGCACCCAAGCGTAAACAATAGAAGTTCCTTGATTGTAATATCTAGCCGAAGTATAAGTTCCAGTTTGTGTAGCATCTGCTGCTGATTCATCAAATGTTAAGTCAGAGAAAAATATGTCAGACCCTCCAAGATGACTGTAGCTGGATACGTAAGTTAGATCGTTATATGCCTTTCCTTGGGTGTTAAAATCCTCTCCCACTTTACAGAAAATAATATTCATATTTATTGTTCTGTCGTGCCTAGTACCTTGAGTATCTATGGCGTAAAGCCCACTAGGGCAAACAAAATCTATACTTATTTCTTGAAGATAGTTATTTGGATTGGCTTGGCAGTTTCTTTCTGCTGCATATTCAGAATAAACTACTCCTGCATCACTTAAGTTTTTATTTAAAACTATATTTGTGGAGTCTGTATGGACTTGCCCTTTGTACCACTTCATATCGGATGAAACAAAATCATCCCAAACTCCAGTAGAGATCGCAGGTTTATTTAAATCGAAGAAGTTGAAGCTGTAACCTGTATAACTATTTAGTGGAGTATTCCCTATATAAATATTTCCTTCACTGATTGGAGCTATAGGGCCAAAACCAAAATCGTATATAGCGTAGAAATATTGAACTAAATCTCCAGTTGCTGGGTTAGTCTCTAGTACCGTATAGGGAGAAGCAGCTATCATTGGGAACATTTTAAATGTACCGTAGACTTTTGGCACGTTTCCAAACTTAGAAATATTGTTGGCCTGTCCTGTAATGGCATACATTTGAGAAGAGTTCGCAGCATTACTACCGAGTCCAAGATTACTTCCACCAAGAGATGGTGGGGGAATAAGAGAGTTCATTAAAAGAGACGCTGCTATCCCAGTACCTGCCATTGCAAAAGCGTATGTAAAAGGATTGTCCACTGCAAATTCTGGTCCTAGAAATACAGATACGGCGACTACTGCTGCCAGTATTGCTACCTGTTTGAACATTTGTCCAAACTCTCCACCTCTAATAACGGGAGCTATTAAAATATTAGAATTTTCTTTTACTGCACAAAATTCCCAAAAACCTGCTGGTATTACAACCCCATCTACCAATACGGTAAAGTGTTTTAATACGTTATCATCATCTGGATTTAAATTATTTTCTTGGAGAGATCTGCTTATTAGCTCAGTTAGAGTTTCATTCTCTTCGTATTTTATTTCAATCTCATTACTTGAGATTGCATTTAATTTTAATTTAATCATTTACAACTCGATAATAATTTACAATTAATTTTTTCCACTTATTAATAGAGTCAATATGAGATCCTAAAGCAATAGAGGTATGGAGCATCTTCCCATCTCCAAGATAAATTGCAATATGTGACTCCACTCCAAAAAGTTTAATCAATACAATATCCCCAAATTCAGGATTATCTACAACTATAAAGTCTCCAATATTAGTGTATATTAAATTTTTTGTAGTGTCTCTACTAGATGGCAGGTCGTCATAATACCTTTTTAACTCTATGCCGTATGTCAATAGGTAAAACTCTCTGGCTATATCCCAGCAGTTTAGTTCAGAATAACTTATACCAATAAGTTTGGAGTATTTCGGAGTCAATAATTCTCCTTAAAAAATTCCAGGAAAATTTTGCGGTGTATATTGCTCACTGGTCATCCCAATGTTTAAGAAATCGTCCATTGAAAGTGTGGCAGAAATAGTAGATTTATTATAAGAAATATTTCTAATGTGTAGATCGGTAAGTTCAATTTGAACTTGATTTGGATTAGAGGCCAATACCATTTCTATCTTTACAGAAATGGGCGTAGTAATAGATCTTAGCTTTCCTATTAAATCTAGTCCTACATTATCAAAAGTTATTTTAGCTTGTCTGGTAGTTGTGCCGTCATCAGCAGGTAATGTAATTTTCATTGGGAAAGCAATATATAAATTACTTCTTGAAGTTATATCAACTCGATTATTTACTAAGTATTGAGGAGAAGTAAAACTAGAGTGTGTTAGAGTTACCAGCATCAAAAAGGGATCTTCACTGTCTTGTTTATAAAACTGGGCCAGTAGTTCTGGTGTTACGACATTCATGTCGGAACTTCTTCCCAAGTCATTGACAAGGTAAAGTAATTACCCCCTAAGGGAGTTATTGCTGGTTGGGCCATTCTATACTTAGTAGTAACTTGAGTTATTGGGTGAGGAAATGTGAAGGGTAGAACTCCTCCGTTTAATGTAACGTCGAAAAAATTTTTAAATGTTGTATATAAAGATTTCTCAAAAACTACCGAACAGGTAAAAGTTTCATAAACCATTGTGGTTTGTCTTCTTCTTTTCTTTGGCCCCACATCAGTTGCAGACTCTATCCACGAACTGGGAATAGTTAAATTAAAACTTGATTGCTCTAGACGTTGAGATAATGTACTAGGCCATGAAGCTGTAGCCATCGTTACGCTCCTTGACGGCTAAGGCCGTAAATAGATTGCATAGTTTTATCCATAGATCCATTTGAAAATAGTTCTTTAGTTTTTGTAGCAATAATTACATCTATAGTTTTAGTCCCATCAGAATTTGTAGTTTGTTTTTGAGTTACTTCAGATCCAGAATTGTTAATAATATTTACTACAACTCCTCCACCTTTTACTCCGAGTTTACCAGATGAATCTCTAGATAGTGGCATAATTGCTTCAGGGCCTGCTTCTCCCATAACCCCAGTTCCACCAGAGTAGTTGAAAGAAGTTGGAGAGTTTACAACTCCACCGTTAGCAAAAAATTCAATTCCGTTATTATATGCCCCACCCAACGCTTTAGCTGGGCCGTCAGGTAGTGAAGTATACGACTTCATCGTACTGCCGTTGTTTGCAGTACCTCCAGATCCCCACCCTGCTGACATCAGACCTTGAATACCGTTTGCTAGTGGTTGAACTATAGCAGCTCTTAAAATAATTTTTTGTAAGTCGTCTAATATCGCCTGAGTAAATTTAGCAAATTCAAACTTACCTGTTTTTGTAAATTTGAATAACTCAGTTTCAAGATTGCTGAAAACTAGCGTTATGCTTTTTGATACGTTTTGTGCGAATGTTCCAGATGATTGAATATAAGCTTCAGTTCCTGTATATAAAACAGACCCTGGCCTAAAATCATCCGCTAGCTTTAATACTTCTTGATGGTATTGAAGTGCTGATACTTTACCTGCTTCAAATTTAGCAGTTATTTGTTCCAGTTTAATTGCTCTTAAGGCAACATCGAATTTAGCAACCAGCATATTTCCGCGTTCAAACTCGCTGCCTAGATCTGCTTCTTTTATTTTTAAAATTTCTTCTTTATATTGGAATAGAGAAATTTTACCGTTATTAAATTTAGCGGTAAGTTCTTCTATTTTTAACTCATTCATTTTTTTACTAAACTGTTCCAGGTTTAATCCACCTGACTCAAACGACCTTGCCACATTTTCTTGACCTATTTTTATTAGATCTAATTTTTCTTGAAACTGAGTCATTGATCCTGTTTTAATTTTTAAGTCATCTAGCTTGTGAGTGAGTGATAGGATACTTGTATTGAAATCTTCTACTGGTACTTTTCCTTGCTGGAAATTAGATGTTAAAGCACCTATGGCCAATTTAACTGCTTCGATTTGTTGAGCTAAAGTTAGAGGTATTACAG